AGATCAGATCCTGATAGAATCAAAAAAGCCCTTCCATTACGGAGGGGCTTCTTTTTTGGTAGCAAGGCTACCTAAGAGAGATGAACTAGGCAAATATAACCATTATATTCCTTTTGGGTTTTATAATTAGATGATTATTGTAGAAGAAAATACAACGGCTCAGATAAAGATGTATCTCAGAGATTTCACAACGGAGTCTTTTGAGATAGAAATTATATCTGAAGATGAGAGATTAGAGAAGGTAGATAGTGCTATATCTGGATCATATGATGATTTCAGGAAGGTCTTTAGTTTCTCTTATGATGTTTCTGCTTTAGTAGCAGAGGCTTTTTATGTGATCAAGATTTGGGAAGTGGGTAAAATCAAACTACTTTCACAGGATAAGATGTATATCATTCCTTCAGGATCTAATGTAGCTACTTACCAACCTAAGCTATCTACAACAGACAAAACGATGGATAACGAGTTTAAGATTTATGGAGAGTAATTTCAAGTTTGTTCAATTATCTAGTTATACTAGCCCTGTTGTAAGTGAGAATGCTAGAAAGGGATGGGTTGAGTATGGAGATGATAATGATTATTTTCAATACTTGATAGATAGATATAATGGATCTCCTACCAATAATGCGGTAATCTCTGGGATCATTGACATGGTCTTTGGTCAGGGTATTGATGCTACAGATTCAGGTAAGAATCCAGAGGGATATCTTCAGTTAAAGAAACTCATTAAAGATGAGGAATTGAAGAAGGTAATCAATGATTACTATATGCTAGGCAATGGTGCTTTTCAGTTAATCTACAATCAGAACAAAAGCAAGATCGTTGAGGTATATCATATGCCTGTAGAATGTCTGAGAGCAGAGAAGTGTAATGATGAGGGAGAAGTTGAGGCATACTATTATGCCTATGATTGGGATGAGGTTAGAAGCAAGAAAGGTGTTGATCGCATTCCTGCTTTTGGCTATGGCGCACAAGGAGATAAGGTTGAGATCTTATACTTCAGACCTTATCGCAGTGGCTCTTACTATTATTCCCCTGTGGATTATCAAGGTGCTTTACCTTATGCAGAATTAGAGGGTGAGGTAGCTAACTACCATATCAATAATATCAAGAATGGACTTGCTCCTTCTATGATTGTAAACTTCAATAACGGAGTGCCTCCTGAGGAGGAGAGAGATATCATAGAATCTCAGATCAAGCAGAAGTGGGGAGGTACATCTAATGCAGGGAAATTCATTCTAGCATTTAATGATAGTGCGGATACGGCTGCTTCTATTGAAGCTATTCAGTTATCTGATGCTCATAATCAATATCAGTTCCTATCTCAGGAGTCTCAGCAGAAGGTCTTAGTAGGTCATAGAATCACTTCTCCTATGTTATTCGGTGTTAAGGATCAGACAGGTCTAGGTAATAATGCTGATGAGATTAAAACGGCATTCACCTTGTTTGATAATAGTGTGATCAGACCTAAGCAGAATCAGGTGATTAATGCTATTGATCAGATCCTAGCTTTCAATAATGTTTCATTGAATCTATACTTCAAGACTCTTGCTCCTCTGGAGTTCACAGATGTTGCTGAGATAACAGATCAGGAAACGATAGAAGAGGAAACAGGAATCAAGATGAGTTCTGAATTCACTAAGGAGGATGAGGCTCAATGGTTAGAATACCTAGCAGATAAGGGAGAGGATATCAATGATGAAGAGTGGGAATTAACTGCGGTGCAGGATGTGGAAGATCCAGATAATGAGGATCAGATCGTAGAAGCGATCACATCTGTTAGTATGGCTGCGGTTTCTTCATATGGTGATGCTGAGGAGAGATCTTCAGGAGATGCAGGGATGTTCAAGATTCGCTATAGATATTCAGGATCATTAAAGGATAACTCAAGAACTTTCTGTGTTGAGATGGTTGGATTGTCTGATTCAGGTAAGGTCTATAGAAAAGAGGATATCAATCAAATGAGTTTCTCTGGAGTTAATGGTCAATTCTCACCGAAGGGTAGAAGCACATATTCTATCTTCAAGTATAAGGGAGGAGCATATTGTCATCACAAGTGGCAGCGACTCATTTACATGAGAAAGAGATCAGGAGGTAAATTCTTACCTAAGAGTCAGACAGAGGCTTTAGAGAATGATAAGAGAGTAGCACCTTCACAGGCTTCAGCAGCAGGTGTTCCACAGAGCAAGATCAATCCTAAGGATTATGATATTGCAAATACTCGCCCTATTGATACACCGACCAGAGGAAAATTGAACTAATATGGCACAGATACTATTTGTCAGCCCTGCTGATGTTATAAAGAGAACAGGGATCAACGGCAATGTTGATCGTGATCAGATCATTCAGTTTGTTAAGATCGCTCAGGATATTCATATTCAGGGGATCTTGGGAACAAAGCTATTCAATAAGATAGCGAGTGATATCAACGCAGATACTTTGTCAGGCGATTATTTAAGCCTTTTTACGGACTATATTCAGGATATGGTAATCCACTATGCCGCGATAGAGATATTGCCTTATATCCACTTTAAAGTAGCAAACGGAGGCATCTACACGAAGGGATCTGAAAATGGAACGAATGTAACTAAGGAGGATCTTGATTATTTAGTTCAGAAGGAGAGAGATATAGCTGAGCATTACGCTCGTAGATTTGTGGACCATATGGCTTTTTACAATAGCTTGTATCCTGAGTATAACACGAGCAGTAACGATGATATGTACCCAAGCAAGAATCAAAATTTCAACGGATGGGTTTTATAGTTAAGAAGACTTACAAGCCTAAGCAGGAGAATATCCAGAAGCTAAAGAAGTATCTCATGAAAAAGAATAAGAAGAATGGCTAGTGATGAAAAAGGATACGGAGCGATATACGGCTCTACTTGGTGGGGATCAGGAGATGCTTTCACCAACCAAATCGGATGGGGTTCTGCGATGTTCTACATCCTCGCACCTGCCGCTTTTCAGCAGAGGGTATTAGCCGATGATGGAGAGTTAGAGGCGTTTGAATGTGTTAGTAAAGCATTAAGGAGATTTCCCCAAGCAGATGATGGTCGTTTAGTTTATGAGCCGTATGCTGCGAGAGTTATAGTAGATGGAGGTACATTAGAAGCGAGAGCGTGTACGATTAGTGATATAAATGAATTAAAACAATAAGTTATGGCGAGTCTATATGATTCAGCGAGTTTAGTAATGCTTCCTTCTGGAGTGAAGGAGAGCAAGGTCTATTCTATCAAACCAACGGATGGTAGTGGAGATTTCACCTTTAGCAGAGGAACGGACACGGCAACCCGTGTGAATGCATCGGGATTGATTGAGAAGGAGCGGAGTAACCAACTTTTGCAGAGTAATAGTTTTGATACTACTTGGCAAGTAAATGGAGTTACACTTACAAGCGGACAAAGTGGATACGATGGAACAAATGACGCTTGGCTTTTACAGAGAGTTGATGGTGTTGCAAGATTTGTTTATCAAACGATAAGCACAACTGAAGTTGCTACATTTAGTGTTTATGTAAAAGAGGGTAATACTGATTGGGTTTACATTAACACAATAAACACAACGGCATATTTTGATTTATCGGGTAGTGGAGCAGTAGGTCTTACAACTGGTAGTGATTTAATTGATGCCAACATTGAAAGCATTGGAAGCGGTTGGTTTAGAGTATCTATCGCAGCAAATGGTATTGATGGAGTTCGTGTTTATCCAGCCGTTGGAAATGGTGCAATTAGTGGCGCAAGTGGAGCAAACATCTACATCCAAGACGCAATGCTAAACGCTGGTTTAGTCGCTCAACCTTATATAGAAACGACAACGGCAGCCGTCTACGAAGGCATCACGGACAACCTACCGAGATTGGATTATTCGGGGGGTGCTTCTTGCCCGTCTCTTTTATTGGAGCCGAGTAGGACTAACTTGATAACGCAGTCGGAGTATTTTAGTAGCGCAGATTGGACAAAAACGGCAATAAATGTAACGGATAATGCAGTAACATCTCCAGAGGGTATTGCAAATGCTGCCAAATTGGTTGAAACAACTGCAAACTCTGTTCATCAAATAAATCAATCGCATTCTTTAAGTGGAAACGATTATTCATTTTCGGTTTTTGTAAAAAAAGCAGAACGAAGATATGTTTCTTTAGTTTTTTCCGACCAAGCAAGATATTTATCTCAACACACTTTTGATTTAGAAGATGGTGTACTAACCGATAGTTTTGATTATGGCGGTGTTACATCAACATTTGTTCCCGAAGATTATGGAAACGGGTGGTATAGATTGACTCTTTCATCAAGTTACGCTTCTTGGAGCGGTTCCGTTATACCAAGATTTTATATTGAAAATACTGCGACACCTTCGCAGCCTCCCGCTAATAATTATGTAGGAGACGGCACAAGCGGAATCTATATATACGGATTCCAACTTGAAGCGGGAATCTATCCAACTTCGTATATACCGACCTATGGAACATCTGCGAGTCGTGCGGGGGATAATCCTTACAACACTTCAGCAACTTCTGTAATTGGTCAGAGTGAGGGGACTTTGTTTGTGGAATTTACAAGAGATGAACTTGCGGCATATACTCAAAGAGTTTTAACGCTATCGGATGGGACTACAAGTAATGTTATTGGCTTCCAATTAGCACAAGCAAATTCATTGACATTCTATTGTATTGATGGAGGTGTTGCAAGTGCAGTTATTACAAAATCAAGCGCAACAACTGCCAACCAAAAAGTAAAGTTAGCGGCAGCGTATGCAAACAATGATTTTGTTTTCTATGTGGATGGTGTTCAAGTAGGTTCTGATTCAAGCGGAAGCGTCCCAAGTACGAGTCAAATCAAACTTAACAGACCTACGGGTGGCACTCCATTCATTGGAGACTTACACCAAGTGCTACTATTCAAGACTCGTTTAACGAATGCGGAACTTGCCGCCCTAACAACTATTTAAGATGAGTAAATTTTTGAAGTACGGGTTTCATAACCCAACAGAGTGGGAAGCGGCAAAAGCCCTAATCACCACAACCGATGAGGAAGGAAACGAACACTACACCGATGCGGTGGTAATGGTCGTAGAATTAGGCAACCTTTGCGAGACTTGGGGAACCGATGAAGAAGGCAACCCAATATGCGAGGTTACAAGCCCTCTATATTCCGTTGATGTTCTTTGGCGTAACGAACCTTTAGCGGCTTGGGATAGTGCAATAGTATGGCCAGTACCAGTAGGGATTCACACCTTCGGAAGCAAACACGCTGCTGAATATGCGAAGGCGTATTGTATCGCTAACCCCGATGCGGAGTATTGTAATCCACCTGCACCAGAGGAATTATAATGAACGACAAGAACTACATACCATCTCGTACTTCCCCTAAAGGGGGGAGGCGAGGTTGTTTGTGTTGGGAGACCTCAACATATTCAATAGACTGTTGTGATGGTTCAGTAAGAGCGCAAGGTGTAGGGTCAATCTATTTAACAGATGAAGAATGAAGTTAAGCGAGAATTTAAGCATTGCGGAAGCGACCTACTCTGCGACTGCTTTACGCAAAGGGATTGTAAACAAACCAACAGTCACTCATCTAATCAGTTTGAAGGCAGTAGCCAACAATATCTTTCAACCTTGTCGCAATCACTTTGGAAAGCCATTAAGAGTTACCTCTGGCTATCGGTCAAAGGAGTTGAATAAAGCCATAGGCGGTTCTAACAACTCACAACATTCAAAAGGTGAGGCATTGGATATGCAGTCTACTGATGGGTACACGAATCGTGAACTCTTTATGTTCATCAAAGACCACCTAACCTTTGACCAACTCATAGGTGAGTTTCCAGATAATGTAGGTGAGTTCGCTTGGGTGCATTGCAGCTACAAAGAAGAGGGTAATAGAGGTGAGGTACTGATAGCATATAAAGAAGACGGAAAAACAAAGTACGCAAAATGGTAAAGCGTTGTTTAAGCAATCTCAAGGAGATATTCCTCTATGCTGATAGTCAGCCTACGGAAATAATGTTAGGTGCGTTAAACTTCATCCTATTGCTTCCTGCGACTATTATAGAGTTGGGTTGGATACCCCTCTATCAAATCTATGGTTTGCTTGTAGGGGGTTTTCAGCTCTTTGCGGTGGCTCAAAAGAATATAAATATGAGGAAGACCGCCTCATTACTCTCATTTACAGTCTTTAGTACAACCGTAACATTCTACGCATTGGAGGGTTATCTTAATAACTCCGCTTCTCATTGG